GAAGCCTGAGTATCCAGCATTCCCTGCTGCCATACTGTAGGTGATTGTGCATGGGTGATGTTGCCAGGCTTTTCTCCGGCATCCAGTTTTGCCTGGTATTCCTCCATCTCTTTCTTATTGAAAAAGAAAGTCCCGTCTGAAGCCCAGAAAAAACCATGCGAATCCAGCCAGTCCTTATTCTTCCTGCCAACGATGGATGTCATTAACCCGTCAACAACCGGGTAAAGCGCCGTTATCGCAAAAAGAAGGCCGCCGGGACCGTTGAGGGCCTTAGTCAGCCCCAGTACCCATGACGCCACTTTCAGCCCGATCAGCGTAATAATGACATTCTGCCAGCCCCCCATTTCTCCGGCAGCCTTATTCACCCAGGAGGCCACTGACTCAACTTTATTCAGAAATGTGGTGATAAACTTGTTCACTTCCTCCGGATGTTGCTGCATCCAGTCACCGAGTTTCTCCAGCCATTTGCTGAATTCCGTGGCATACGGCATCAGTGCCGTACCTATAGTCAGACCAATTGTTGTCCATACCTGGTCCAGTTCTGCAAGGGCTTCCCGCAATTTGCGGGCTTTCCGGATTTTATCGTCGGAGACCTGCGAACGGGATGTAAAGTCATCCACATCCTGAAGAGCATGGCCTGAGCCAAGAAACTGCTGCCCGGCATAACTGAACCCCAGCGCATTACCGTAGGCTGTCTGTTCTGACTTTGTCAGTCGCGGAAAGGCAGACGCCAGCTTGCGCATGATGACTTCGGTACTGTCGGTATTTAAATCAACACTGACACCCGCACGGGCTGCAACCTGAAACAAATCCTGCAATACAGGATCAAAGGACTTTCCGGCTTTGAACGCGGCTTTTGCATCCGTAATCCGGGAAAACGCCCCGGTGATCTCGCCAGCGTCAGCGCCATTCGCCTGCCCTGCGCGTATCCAGCCGTCCAGATGTTTCGCTTTCATGCCAAAGGCATCGGAGGAAATTGACAGCCGGTTAAGATCACCGGCAAACCCCGTGACCAGGCTTTTAATTCCCCCCAGTGTCAGGGTGACGCCTGCCAGCGCCAGTATCTGAGTACGTATGCCGGAAAAAAACGTTGATGCCCGTTTGCCTGCTGCCTCCATCCTCTTAGCGGTTTTTTCGGCCTTTTTGCCGGTATTCGCGATGGCATCACCGGTTCGCTTCCCCGCCTGTTCCATACCCACGGCAGTTTTATCAGCGTCAGAGCCTGTTTTCTTCAGGGCCTTACCCGTGCGCTCACCGGCGGCTTCCGTCTCACGTGCAGCTTTATCCGCATCACTGCCTGTTTTCGCCAGGGCATTACTGGCCTGTTTTTGCCCCAGTTCGAAAACATCCGCCACCCGCTCCATTGCGGCGGTCAGTCGGTCCAGTGCAGCGTGCGCAGCCTGTTCCCCGGCAGTAAAGTCCTTACTTTCTATATCCAGTGCCAGAACCAGCTCATCAAGTACCGCTGCCATTCTGTGTCTCCTGCATCACACGTTCGTTATGGGCGTCCACCTGAATAATCTCGAGCAGATCCCATAAGTCCTGCACACCAAGTACGGAATCCAGTTCGGCTTTTGAGGCCTTACCGGAAGAAATAACGGTCGCAATGGTGCGGGGGACGTTAACGTAATCCACTACCCCGAACGGTCGGTCGGGGCCGAGATAACGCGGGGGAATATCTAGCTGGCGGCGGGACTGAAAAAATCCACATGCAGTCTGAATACCTCCGCACGTAAATTAAGCCTGGTGGTGATTTCCTCTATATCGTCTTCAATAAGAGGTCGCCGTATACCACGATTTTTCGGATCGGGAACAAACTGTATACATTCCATCATTTCATCCAGCAGTGGACGGGCTTCTTCCGGCGGGATTTTTGACAACGCTTTCAGCCCTTCCAGCGCCAGCGCAGCCATCCCCATGCTGCGAACATCATCCGGTAAATCCACGCCGCCACGCCCCATCGCCATAATGGCGCGCATCGCCCACCATTCCGCCTGCGAGGCTGGCATTTCGGTAAGGTGAAATACCTTGCCTTTATCCCGCCCCTGACCATCAATAGTGATAAACTTCTCTTTACGGGCCATCAGTTAAAAACCTCCGGAGTGATAGTTTCCCACTCGATAACCGCCTGTCCTGGCTGCAATGTACGCGCCGCGTCAGGCAACGCTTTCCATTGTTTGAGTACGCCATTTACGCAGGTGTATTTACGGCCTATCGCCGGAAGCAGCACGACAGCATTACAACGGAATACAGCCCGGCTGGTCCGGGATGTGGTTGACCAGGTATCAAAAATATCCCGGCTGGGTGAGTCCGGCATGATGTGAAACGTCTGGATAATGTTGCTGTACACAAATCCCGCAGACAGTTTACCGTCAATACCGCGGACGGTTTCCGCCAGTACCAGCGGATCGGTGCCATAAACGTTATCTGCTGCAAATCCCTGAAGCTGTATACCGGAGGGATACAGATTATTCACTGTCAGCGTGATAATGGCATCCGCCGCAGTGATGGTGTTGTTGTTACCTGACATTTACTGGACCTCCGTGGATGCAATAGCAAGTTTCTGGATACTGCCGCCGTCACAGTACCAGAGCGTACAGGACGGGCTGCTACGGGCTGCCCGCAGTGAAGGAAGCATATCGCCGATGTACAGGTAGTAGCCGGTGGCAAACAGTGTTGAGGAAACATCCTCCCCCACAACATTGTTGATCTGCTTCTTCTGCGCCTCCGTCAGTGTCACCCCCTCACGGATACCGCCCCAGCGTTTGTACTGCTGGATAACGTCACTCATTGATGCCGCAACCAGCGCCCGCCCTTCATTGTTGTAGGGGATCGTCTGGTTTGATTTGAACAGGGAAATTACCGCTCCCTGCAAATTAGCATTCAGCCAGATTTGTCCACAGAAGCTGTCCAGCCATTTAAAATCGCCGGTAATAGTGCCATCCGCCCAGTAATCTTCCACCACACTGTTTTCCGCATATTTTCCGTAGAAGTTGTAACCTGCGGCTATCAGCGCATCGTAATCGCTGCCACTGGTAACATCGGCGGCCAGACCTTCATACTCGCGGAACTTGAACGGCACTCGCCCCTCCGGTCGGACAAAATCAAGGCACGCCGCATACCCCAGTACCGCAGCCGCCCGGTTACCATCAGACGCGAAAACCGGTACAACAGCACTGTGGTTATTGACGGTGATTATCTGGTACGCAATATGATCGGTACTGCCTTTTACTTTGGCATTACCGCTGGTTGTCCAGGCCACGTAAAAGTAACGCTTGCCCTGTCCGTTTGCCCAGGCAGAAAACGCCAGGTGTTGCTCATCAGTGACCTCAGATACCGTGGAAAAACCCGCCCATTGCCGGGAAGCGTCCTTAATGGCTGCCATCGTGTCAGGTACATCAGATACAGGCGCGCCCCGGGATATCACCGCGCCCGTATTACTGGTCATCCTCAGGGGTTCCGCTGCCGATCCACTGCCGAACGTTATCGTGGTGCTCTCCGGTTTCGCCCCGGCGGCAGTAATGACGAAAGCATTCTGTGTGGTATCGAATACCACTGTTGCCACCGCCGCGGTCAGCGCTGTCTGTAGTGCCGTTGCAGCAGCAGCGAAGCTGGTGACGCCGTTAAAATTCACCTCAGCGCTGGCGCTTTTCCCGTTAATACTCAGCGTCAGCGTACCGGAAAGTTTTTGTAGCTGTTCAATAGTCACGCCCTTAAACGAACCACTACGTAACCAGGCCGCCGATGCGGCAAGATTGAAACGGGAAAACAACAATTGTCCCGGCGTCTTAGTGGCATTTTTGAAGCCCTGAAAATAAAGCTGAGCGCGGGCGTACTCATCGGATAATGCACCAAAGTATGCGGCCACATCATCCGGGGAGGAAAACGGAACCACACCGCCAACCGGGAGTAGTGGATTGCCGGTCAGCAACAGGCCATTAAGATCGACGGCATTACCCGCCACAGCCAGCACACCGGGATTTATCTGTACATCTTTACTGAGTGGAATTGGCATTATCAGCCTCCGTTGTCCGGGTGATCACGTTGTCAAAAAACAGCAGAGGTGTTGTGATCACAGGGTTAATCTGCATCTGAATATCAAGCGTCCGGCGCGGTTCATACTGCTGCTGGCCGTTGACGAACGTGGTGTTAAGGGGATCTGAGCAATACAGCGGGGAAATCAGCCCCCCGGTCTGCCGGAAAAGTTGCACGGAAAATTCAGACCGGAAAAGCGTGGACAGCGCCTGCGCGTTATCCGCCGCATGAGGCCCGTAGAAATCAAGCTGGCAACGCCATTTTGTGGTACGGGTGATATGCTGAGAGCCTTCACCGGCCTGTTCCGGCGCAGAGTATGTCACTACCGCAGTGGATAATCCGGTAACATCAATACCTGTCATGGTGATGAAGTCCCCCTGAGGCATCGGAACCAAGTTCTGTTGTGTTCGTTCAATCCCGGCATCAGAAAAAAGCCCCCGGAGATAATCACCGAGGGCCTGATAAAGATCGCTTTCCGTAACGGAGAGGGTCACACCTGAAGACATACAATAACCCTCGTCCAGTCCGGCCAGATTTCCGGTACCTCAACCACCAGCCACGTTTCATCGCCAATGACAAATTTATCGCCACCCTGTTGCCGGGTACGGTTAAGCCCGCACCAGTTACCGTCGGTATACAGTGTGGCGAAAACGCCCTGCTGGTTCAGATTGTCGAGATGACGTAAATCCGCCTGGGTGACGGCCTGTTTTTGTACCCTGACGGGAACCGGATCTTCATACTCAGGCACGCGGGAATAATCCGCCTGCTGTGTACTTCCGCGCGAGCGATAAACCAGCGCGTCCGTATAAGGATTTACCCGGCGTACCGCGCCGGAAACAATACCGTGGAGGTTCATTTTTTGCTCCCGTCAACAGAATAATCGACACTGTTCATCATATGACCGGTTTCAATAAGCGGGTTGTTAAAGCCCTTTTGCCGGACAGTGGATGCGGCGTTGGGTGGCTTTTTCCAGTCGCGAATAAACATCTGCAACTGCCCTTTGATATGCTCCCCCATGTACACCAGCGCGGTCGCGGTATCAAAATCATTCGCCCGTAATAATGTCACCATTTTTTCGCCCCATTCGGGACTTTTATGTTCAATCATCTTACGGAAGAACGGACGGGGTGGAATGGTGACCGTGTGCTCAGGAATAACCACATCCTGAGCAAAATTACCCTTACCGGCTTTGACAAAGCGGTGCCCGATTTCTCCCGTTTTTTCGTTATAGCGAAAGTGGAGCGTCTGCTCGCGGGCGGGTATAACCGCACTACCGCCAAACTCGTTAATGGCGGCGATATACGCCACCGGCGTACCGTCGGGGTAGGTTGCCCCTTCAAGAAAACCCACTTTGAGGCTTTTGCCCGATGAAAGATCTGCGGCAACCTGTTTCAGCTTCTGCCGGAACTGTCTGCCGCCCGTGACTTTGTTTACCATCGTCTGCCTCTCCGGTAGTAATGCCCCGGATAACGGGAAGGGGAGCCGCCAGGATGGTACTGCATGGAGCGATAAGGCGCTGTCGCCTGCCAGTAGGCTGCACCATACGGCGTCTGGAGATACCACCACGATGCATCGTTACTGCCGCTGTTATCCACGGAGACGGAAACGGAACCTTCCGACGCACTGGTGATACGCCCCACCAGCCCCGACTGCCCGTCTTTCCCGCTTCCCAGTCCCCGCAGCGAGCACAGATGTGCAACCAGCAGAAACAAAAGCTGCTCCCGCTCGTTCAGATCGGCAACCGGGCTTTCGTCCGTGTTATCCAGGTACAACGCCGTCACCTGGTTAAACACCGCCGTCAGTACCACCGCTCCCGCTGCGGAAAACTCCGGGTACAGACTGACAAACACCTTGCTGTCAAATGTGACTGTACCCATAACGTTTACCCCTGAGGCTTGTCCATCACTTCGTCATTGCGGTTAACACCCGGAGCCGGATCTTTCTGCGGCAGCGGTTCAAGGCCGGATTTCACGGTTTCCTGCTCCGTAGCCTGCGCGGCAGCGCTGTTCGCCTTATCCTGCGCAAAAATAACGCCGTTTTTCACATAAGGTTGCTGGCCGTGCTCCACCAGCCAGGCTTCCCAGAACGCCTTTTCAACCTGCGTCAGGCCATAACCCCCCACGATTTTAACGGCGTTATTCCGCCAGCCTGCCACCTGTACCCGCTCCGGTCCCACTTCCAGCACCAGACCGTTCGGCAATTTGCAGCCCACTGTTACCATTTCAGCCATGACTCACACCCCCAGCATTTGTGCATACGCCAGCGGCTGGCGAATAATCGCCCCCCAGGTACCGGCAGATTTTTTCTGTTTCCAGGCAGATGATTCAGTCACTACCGCATGGGCGCGCATTTTTTCAGTGAAAGAGCAATAGCCTGTATCCTGTTCCCCCAGACGCTCCGCGATAAGCTGTACCAGCTCGCCAGCGTCAGAGGTGTATTCAACCGCCGTTTCAATGGTCATCGCCGGGAAGTTTTTCGCCAGCAGATCGGACACGTTAACCTTGTACTGGTTAGTCTTGGTGAGGTTCACCTCCGCCAGCGGCGACATGCACAGCTTCATTTTGTCGGTACGCTCAATATGGCCGTTAGTCTGTTTCACCAGTTGTTTAAAGAGCTTCACGACATCGTCATACACGCCCTGTCCGTCCTTGTCGTCCCACTTGAGCTTACCGTCCACGGTATCCGGGGTTATCGGTGCGGATAACGACGGGTCATTCAGCAAACCGTAGTTCGCCAGTCCGTCAATACCATAGAAGTAGGACTTATTCTGGAACTTATTCAGCGTCAGTGCCGATGCCACGTTCAGCTCTGCCGCCCAGCCAATACGGGCTGCGCCGTACATATCCAGCTCTCGCTCGCCCCAGCGGGTAAACGTCTGGAAGTGATAGCTCTGGCGCGGTACCCAGTTGACGTTAGACGTCACAATACCGTTGTTGCTGTAATCCCCGTAGGAACTCACCTCCCCGGCAGATTCTGCAATCGGGAACTGTGCCAACAGTGTCGTCCAGTCACCTTTTTTGGTTTCGCCCAGAATCTGAGAGGCTTTCATCGGCGTCACCAGCACGCGGATCAGTTCTGGCTCAACGTAATTGGTGAAATATGCAGGGATACCACTGTTAGCCGCGGTAACCAGCGCAGGCTGCGCGTCCATCGCCAGTCCGTAATCGGCGGCGTATTCCGGGGGCAAATAAGCCTGCGCACCGGGAAGGATAATCCCGTAGTCGCGGCTTACCGTCGCATAATGCTGTTTAAATTTATTCATCATTTGCTCCAGGTGCTGATCTTAATAACTTCTTTCGCCGCCGCAGCGCTGGCAACGGAAAACCCGGTTTCGACAAAACCCGCCATCGTGGTGCCTGCCGCCCCCGTGGCGATTTCGCCTGTGGTCAGGGAGGCAAAAACTTTCTGCCCGACCGTCGCAGCGGTGGTGGTCAGCGCCCAGAAGTCCCCCGATACCATCAGGGTACATTCACGTCCCGGGTAAATAGTGTTCGAGTCGCCAGCCAGCCATTCCACAACAGAAGCCTGCCCGTCGCGCGGAACAAAACCCGCCGGCGCACCGGTTCCCTCATTGGCGGCAACGCCTTTGGTTACCCAGGCAAACCGGGCAATAACCAGTCCGTCAGGGCCGGTAATCAGCGCGCCTTCTCCCGCCACATACGAGGCGTGAGGGTTATCACTGGCAAATGCCCCCGGAATCCCCGGTGCCGGGTACTGGTTCATGTGTGTCTGAAAAGTATTCATATCAGTAACCTCGTTTCAGTTTTGCACCGGGGAAATCTGCCGCAAACGTCGATGCGCTGGCCTGGTCCATCGCAACACGCGGACCTTTAGCCGTCTGTTTCTGCTCAACGGCAAACTTCACCATGCTGCGGTACGCGCTGGGGTGAATGCCCTGGATATCGATCCCCGTCTGTTCCAGCGCGGTACGGTAAACCTCTTCGGCGCAGTCCATCGCCACCACATCGCCAATCAGCGGCCGCACCTCGGTTTCAGCCACACGAACGGCGCGGAAATTTTCAGCAGCCCGTTTCGTTGCCTGGTCAGTTGCCAGCCTGATTGCCGCATCCATTGCGGGTTTATCGACTTTCACATCGTCGGGTTTTACATCAGACTCTTTTATTTCGGGGTCTTCGTCAGTTGCCGGAGCCAGTGCGGATTTAATTTTTTCCAGCACATCATCAGGAACTTTGCCGGACAGCAACGCCAGTACACTTTCCATCGGGCTGTCGGTATCAAATGCCTTCGGCTCGTCAGTTAACCCGGTATCATCGTCCCCGGCCAGCTCCGGCACGACTTCTGCTGATTCCATCAGTTGCGCCAGCTCCGCCGGTTCAATATCCATATCCTGTGCCAGCCGTTCGCTGTAGGCAGTTTTTACCGCGCTGGCGATAGCTGCCGGGCGCTTATGCTGCGCCATCAGGCGTAACAAATCCTTAGGAGCCGCATCCTGTGCCAGACGCGGCGCAAGATAGGTTCCCAGCGCGGTAAGCACCGCCACTTCTTTTTTACTCAGTTTCATGCGTTTTAGCTCCTGAGGGAGAGAGTCCATAACAAGACAGTCCGGCCCCGCCCGGCCATCGCCGACCAGCGCCACATGATTTCCCACGATATTCCGCATAACGCCGTCATACGGTTCACCGTCGGGGGTGGTTCCCGGCGTCATATCTGCCACATAGGCATATGACGATGAGATTTCCCGTTGTTCATCCGTTTCTATCCCCGCGATGGCGGAGTTGTCCCAGATGGACATGCCGTTAACCAGATAGGTACCGTCAAACTCGCTGTTGGCATGAGTCGTCCCCACCCGGTACTCGCGCGCGGGCGCGCCCGGATAATCGGGTTTGTGTCGGCACAGGACGGGAATATTGTTGAAGGTTGAAACTGCCTTGCGCAGTTCATCGGGGTCACGGTAAAGCTGATAAAGTTTTTGAGGGTCGAGTCCCAGTGCTTCCGCCCCCGGTATTTCATGCCCGAAATAACCGCAGACGTTCGCCTTGCTGAGATTACTGCGCTCAATCTGGAGGCGACCTACTTTATCGAACTGCCTTACCGATGCCCGGTCAAACGCCAGCATTTCGGTAATAATCATCTTTTCTCCAGTCCGGGAATAACGGCCTCCCAGCCGCACTTGCAGTTGATTTCTTCGCCCGGCAGTACCCACTTACCATCCAGAAACATCCCCTTGCTCAGGTCAAACCGCTTACCATTTGCTTTCACATGTGACGGACGCCATGTTTTACCCGCGCGGGAATGTCGCCAGATACCTTCAGTGATGCCCACCGAGCGCTGTCTGGCCGACTGCATTACCGAGGTTGCTTTATTGTTCTGGTCGCGGGCAATCAGCGCCGCGCGTCGTCGCGTAACGCCGTAGCGCTGTTCCAGTTCATCGGTCAGGGTTTTCAGGTCACGCCCCCGGCCAACAGACTGCATGACCAGCGTTTCCACCTGAGTGAGATGTTGCTGCGGGATGGAACGAATGAGGTTCACATTCTCCGTGATGCTGGCCTGAAGCGCGGTGTTCATCTCCGCAGTCATACGGAAAGGAACCGTAAACCCGGCATCACGGAGCGCAGTGGACAGTGACGCATCGCTGTTTTTCAGGACATCACCGGCAAACCGCCTCGCCAGCCGCAGGGCCATTTCGTCAAACTTTTTCTGCCAGTGCCTGGCAAGTTGTTGCATGGCTCCACGCATCAGGTTAACGGGGGACGCATCCTGCGCGAGGTCTGTTTTACGGTACTCAGCCCGCAGCCAGTAAAGCACGCTGTTGTGCATCTCACTGACGGCATTATCCAGTTGTCTGCGGTACCAGGCCTCAATCCCCGCGTTGGGTGAAATCCGTCTCAGGGTCTGCGTTCGGGTCCTGCGGCGGATTTTCTTCGGTGTCGTCAATTTCGATTTCTCCGCTCAGGTCAATACCGCTGTACGGACTGTCCGGTGCAGTAGCCAGCCGTTCGCGTACCTCGTTATTGGTCACCGCTCCGGCGCTCTCGTAAATCTGATCTGTTTCCGCTTCAGTTTTACGGATATTCGCCAGTTGCTCGCGCGTCAGTTCATGCAGGGGTTCAAATTCAAAAGTGATATCAGGATCGATATCGCCGAACTCAGACAACTGAATAATATCCAGTACCTTTTTCAGCGGTTTCTTCAGAAGACGAGTGGCAAGTGCAGCGATGGTGTCGTAAAACACACGGATTTCACCCTCACTCGATGCGTTCAGTCCCGCAGGACTCAATCCGGCGAATTTTACTGACGGTATGGCACTGACAAAGAACATGTGTTCCTGTGCCTGCGCCTGAAGGGTGTCGAGGCCGCTCAGAGGGGTGTTGAACTGGAAAAACTCTTCTTTCTGCTTGTCCAGCATCAACAACCCGCGGCTATCACGGGTACGGTTAAACAGCTCCGCGCGTTTTGCGTAATTCGAGTCCCTTTTCCCCGTTAACGCCTGGCTCATGTCCGTCATGATCCCGCTCAGCGAAAACGAATGCAGCATATCGCCCACGCTGTCGCGTGTACGCAGCCAGTTGTTGACGTAAGGTTCGGCAATCTGAACCAGTGACAGGCCACCAAAGTTATAGGCCGGCTTCAGCATGTCCGGAACCGGGCGAGAAATCAGATCAATCATGCGGCTGGCGTGAACCGTTTTTCCCATTACGTACCATTCGGACGGACGGTAAAAATCATCACTCAGCGGATTATCCGAGTTATACATACCCGGATACGTCCAGACGGGTTCAATAATACGAAGCCCCAGCAGGGAACCTTTCGGGATTTTTTTGTCGGAAATAAACAGCCTGGACTCCAGCTCCGCCGGGTCAGTCCAGGCCGACATACCCGATGGCGAACGCACATCGATATAAATTTGCCCTCGCCCGAAAAAGCCGTCATGCTCCACCGCCAGCCTGAAGGCATCCCGTACGTTATAGCGCTCCAGTGCATCAGTAAGCTGCGCTATGCGCGGCGCGCGGCTGTCGTCCCCTTCCCCGACCGCCTTAACCTTTATCCATTTGCGGGTCATCTCCTCGGCAATCACACTGACCATGCGCCGGTACTCTGGTAACTGCGCCTGAAGTGCCAGATACGGATAGCCCGGAAATCCTCCGTACACAAAATCAGGACACTGGCTGTTCAGTGTATCGTAGGGAGTCGAGTCCATTGCCAGTACAGCATTGCGTATGTCTTCGGGAATGACTCCCGGCAGTGGCTCATAGCGAACAAATTCACGCTGCGGTTTTTGTCCGGCCTCAGCAACCACCTCATCGCTGATCGTCATCGGATGTGGTTCAGGCGGACTTTCTGGCGGTGTCACCGTTTTTTTACGTTTAAAAAGCCACATCAAATCCACTCCATAAAATCATCAGAAATTACGACGGGCATTTCCATCGGGGCATAAGCAATCATCACTGAGTCTGCCAGGTTAGGAGATTTCGTCCCGTCAGGTTGCTTATCAACAAGAATTTTTCCGACGGCATTTTTCGACCAGGTGGGTTGTGACAGTTCCATCAAAAGCCTGTCTTTATTTTCCATCGTGCTGCTGATGGAAATAATCTCATCCGGGTCATACTCCATGCCCTTTAGCGCACGAAATGTATTGCGGAATAATTTGCGAAGATGCCACCAGCCCTGAGCTTTGGCATTGGCGAAAAAGTCCTTATTCAGACGTGACGGTTTGCCGTTATCACCGGGAACAGCTTCATTTTCAGGATAAAAAACTCTTCCACTCCCCCGGAATGGTGTGGCAGTAATTTGATCTGTACCCTCAGCTTCCCGCAGTTCGTTGATAGCGCGTGCATCACCACGAACGCCAGCGCCTAACCCGTCCTCGTCAAAGCGGAACTCATCGGCACCAAAGTCATCGCACAGGCCGAAGACCTTAACCACGGAGTCATAGATGTCACTACCCTTACCCGACCATTCCTGGACATCACTCAACAGGAAGCCGTAACGAAGGGAACAGGCGTTTTTATCCCGCCCCTCGTCGGCGACATCCATTGCACCGAGCCGTTGACCGCTGGGCTGAATCCCCAGTTTGATATGTGCGTCAACCGCAGCCTGTACCCATTCTGATGGGATCAGAATACCTTCTGCCGATGCCTGGTAATTAAGATCCAGCTCCTGGGCAACGATGATCGGGTTATCAATTTTCTCGCACTCCTTGCGGTACCACTCATCATCCTTACGCGGATCGCTACGCCAGTGAAACGTAAACACAGGAATTTTTCCGCTGTGCCGCTTCTGCGCAAAGGGGTTGTTCATGCCGTTAACCGATGAGAGATCGATACGGCAACGAGTTGTCTGGGAAAGCGCGGCATCAATAAGTAATGGCCGCTGGAGAAAGGCGGCCTCATCCACAAAATAAAGCGTAGTACGGTCACCGCGCCCGATATTATCGCCAGCTTCTCCTTTAATTACCGCGCCAGTGTCAGGAAACTCCACGCTCATAAAACGTGAATGCTTTCTCTCGTCCCAGCCTCCCCGAAACTCGGCAGGAAGAGTTGCTATAAATTTACGTACTTTCCAGAACAGCGCTTTTGGATCAACCGTGCTGTCGACATACTCCTCTTTACGGGAGCCAAACCCTATAACCATTTCACGGTTAAACAGACATAACGCACTGGCCAGACCGACAGATGTCCAGCTCAACCCCATTTCGCGGCTTTTTTCAGTCAGACCATTCTCTTGGTTACGCGAGCGTTCAATAATCCAGTCGATCCATTCCTCCTGCCGTGGAAACAGCAAAAAAGGAATGGTGACCGGAAGACCATAATCGAGATTGCGCGGGTCAGTAGTCATGCCCCAGTCGATGATGAACTGCGCCGGGTTTGTACGGTAAAACTGCCTGAGAGCAGGGAGAGTTTCGGGAGCCTTCCTGATACGTTGCAGACGCTCCATTCGCCATTCAAAAACCTGAACATAATCAGGATTTTTAAAGTCAAAGGGGAATGGTAAAGGCATAATCAACTCATCATTTTTTTGTACAATTCCGCTGCCTGATCAGTTGTCAGATCAGTATTTTTTCCTGGTAGAGGCGTTTTTTCTGGTTCACTGGCAGCACCTATACTCCATGCTTCTCTCTCCAGGCCGATCAACGTTTTCAGGCTGTCGCTCAGGTCTTTCAGAGATTTCACGCGGGAAGGCAAACTGATGACTTTTTGATAAGTTTCATTGAGCCGGTCACGGCCTTTATCGTCAGGAGCGAACATGATTTCGCCCAACCGCTCCAGAGCTCCAACATCAGCACACTGCGCACCAAGTTCATCAAAAAGTATATTTGTGAGTTCGCGAGCACGGCGAATATCGCCCCGGTGCTCCATGCGTACCGAGGCTATTACCTCCGCTGTGGCTTCTATCAGTACGCGTTCTGTAAGCTCAGCTTTGGTGCGTACCGTTTTGCGTACTTCCTGTTTGCGTACCAGATCGTCAGCCTTTTGCTGAATCCTGGCGTTAAGATCACGGGACCAGTCATCACGCTTTGCGCGCTTGCGGATAGCACCTTCACTAATACCATGATGTGACGCAATTTCACGGAGGGACATCACTCCGGCCCGGTATGCCGTCTCGATGGCCTCCCAGTCCGGTTTTGCCATTTTCCCTCCGAAATGAAAAAACCCACCGAAGCGGGTTAAATATCGCTTAGCAAAATAGATGTCTTTAGCTAACGTTCCCTAAAATATGACCTTCGACTTCGTCAATTTTTACTCTTAGCATCGCATTTTGTAGTGCGCCCATTGTTCCTTGATCGCTCCGAACTTTGACATTCTCAAGATGCAAAAAGTTGTTTGGGTATTCGAAGTCTGGCTTATCACTTGTATAGCCGTTTGTTCCTTTATTTTCGAAATACTGTGATAAAGCCTCTCCTACAGAACCAATAGCTTTTAGATTTTCAGAAACAAATCCATAATATTTTCTTCCTGCAATTAGAGAACCAGAAATCACATTTCCTTTCACAAACAGCGTGATGCCGATTCCGCAGTTAGTTCGGTTGACAATGTCATTAAGAAACATCAAGTCTTGGTCTTTAACTTTCAGAGCCAACACGTGCTGTAGTTCTACTTCTTCACTCATGGTACCTCCTTTTGATGTTAGTCTTTAGGATACCAAATGATGAATTTGTAGATAGCGATATTAATTACCAACGGTCATGGTTTCGTATGTTCGCTCGCATGTGCTTCCGGCGGCATAACGCTCATCAGCCTCTTTTGCGAACTTTCCCGCCAGCTCGTCAGCTTCGCCAAGCAACTGGGCGAGCAGTATTCCGGTCTCGGCTTTTGCCTGGCTTGCTGCGGCAAGGGCGGAAAGCCTGCCGGTTTCACTTCCTGCGAGCTGCTGTTGCAGCCCCTCACTGAAGGTCTGCTGTAATGCCGATTACACCGGGTACGTAACCGTATTATCAGCATCACTACCGAGGATATCGGTCAACGCGGTATCAACAGCGGCGTCAATCTGTTGATCCAGTGTGGATTTAATCTGCGTTTTCACCGCGGTGGTTACCGTGTCTGAACGCAGGGCGTTTTTCACCATGTCGTCGGTGACGATATCTTTCATATCCGACATTTCTCTTTGCTCCGTATGGATGAGGCTTTTCAGCCACTGGGTTATTTTCATGAGGTGTACCAGTTTTTAGCGTCTGGTTACGTTCTGGTATATGTACAAAAAGCGATACTCCGTACAGTATGAATCCCCTGAGTTCTTCAGGGTTAACATATATACTTTATCCATTTTCCCCGCAGGCTACGGCTGCTCCTCCTGCGGGGATTTTTTTTCTGCACTGTGCCCGAATGTACTCCTGCAAATACTTCAGTTTTTCCTGATCGCTGATGATTCCGGCGCGGATATCGAGAACGTTTTGTCCAGCAACTGGAGAGAGTTCGACGGTGGCAGCATTGCCCACGCGGCGGGTACTGGCGGTTTTGGTTGTGGTTGGCACTGTACAGCTTCCTTCGACACGCACCCGGCTACCAGCAGCAAGGCGGCGCTGCAAATCAGTATTCCTGTTTTGTGCATCAGCTAGTTCCTTTGTGTATTTTGCATCGAGGGCGGCAACGTCACGCTGGCGCGTTTGCATATCGCTGATAGTCTCGTTAGCCATCTTCAGGTTGTGAGTAACGGTATCACGCTGGTCTTTGTACTTCACGGCGTTACCGTGATAGTGACTGGTAGTCCAGCCCAGCGCGGCGGCCAATATAAGCAATGAGACTATTACGCCAGTAGTTATGCGGTTCATGTCACCACCAACGGATTTGCCCTACAAGATAGCCAATAGCAGCGACAAACAGTACCAGCCAGATCAGGATAAATTTCCAGTTTGGTAATTGCTCAATCATTAGTCGCAACTCCCTAATCAGTTTGCTAATATCAATCACAGGTTCTCCCTTGCCTTCATCAAGGTGCAGAAACAGAAAACCCCGACTGTTTGCAGCAATCGGGGTTTTCGCTTTTATATCCTTCGTAAATCAGAAATCGGCAGATTTTGTGTTATCTGCCCCTGTGGCGCCATGTCATTTTTTGGTGAATTATTCCGCTGACAACAATTTATTGTTCAATACCCCAGCACGCCAGCGCTGATTCCTGGTCGCGTCGTATCACCTGGCCGTAACACTGATTTTCCCTGTTGTGGCAGTCTTTGCCGCCGTCATATACCCAACGGCGGATTTCTGCACACGCTCCCTTACGATCTCCTGCGTTCAGCTTTCTGTAGAACGTGGAGGGCAGACATTTACCCGGCCCAATGTTGTACGGGCAGAAACTGGCGATCCCCACTTTCTGCGGCCCGGTCAGTGGAACATGGATATTTTTATTGACCCACGCCAGCGCTTTATCCCGCTCGATGGCGTTGTAATGGTCGCACTGGCTTTGTGTCAGTCGCTGACCTTTCACAACGGGTTTACCATCGATACGGGTCACGCCACGGCATACTGACCAGACGCCGCCGTTATCACGAACGGCCACCAGCATATTTCCTTCCCGCTCCTGTAAAAACTGGTCGAGTAGCTGCGGTGCGCTGGCACCGGCGGCAATCAGTGCCAGCATAGCGGCGGAAAGACCGTATTTAACTTTTGTCCTTAACGCCATCATTGCCCTCCGGCATTTCAGATACCGCCAGCATTTTTAACATGCTGTCATGGTCGTTTTTTTCCAGAATCCGGGCGATTAGCCTGTTACGTTCTTCCATCGCGGCAGCCTGCCTTGCCTGAGCCTGCTCTGATTTTTTTTTGTAATGCTTATTAACCAGAAACGTACCAATACCCAGAACAATACCTATCAGCGCGCCATAGTCGTTTAACGTCCACTGGGCGCATATGCCGCTGATTAATGCCCAGATGTAGGCCAGCCATGTTGTATGTTTATCCATTGTCATAACTTCCCCTGTCCGGGAAATGGACTACCCGGATGTCGGGTAAGTGGAAATAAAAAAGGCCACGCAATAGCGCAGCCTGTGAATAAGTGCCAGATGACGTCTGGCGGTGTATACCCTGCATTTGATATTGTTAAATCGCCAAAAGTAACCACACCAAATATGGAGAATTAAATGAGCATAGTGCTTTATTCCGCCGACAGAAGAGGCCGGTACAACGCAAATGCATTAATGGATTTTTCTTCCATGCAGCCACCTGTAACTGACACCTACGCCATTGATAGCTTTATTGGCGCGAAATTTAACTTCAAAATCTCCGAGCATGGGCTGCGATATCTTTTCCCAAGGAGGGAACTTAATGGTGATGACCTTATGGAACTTATTGTTGAACTGGTACGCCAGATGCAATTTCCTGAGAAGCCATCACGATACCAGTCAATATTCGCTTGTAAATCAATAGAAGACGCAGATTCTTTTAGAAAGAAATACCGAGAACAGGAAGGTCCGCAACCAATTTATGAAATTCTTATCAATGAGGATACCAATGTTCATCATGGCGATATGCGGTTACTTGACCTGAACGCATCATCAGATAATGCCGCAATGGTTTTCACGAAAGCAATATGGTACTGGTCTGGAATATCTTCCATGAATCCATTCTGGGAGTATATCGTCCCTCTTCCAATTCAAGTTGGCAGCATGGTAGAAGAATAGCACGCCTCTAATCAGGCGGGAGAGCAGGATATGTTCACGCCTGATATGTAGGACTCCAGATGAATATGAGGATCAAGAGATACCTCCTCGTTGCTAATTTTTTCAATGACGACCTTTAACTTTTCAATGACTTCCTCTTTATTTACCCCAGAAGTTGAAAAGACAAATCTTGTTCTGGGAGCCAATGCAGACGAAGTATTTACATTATGTGCGTGCTTACCAATTTTCATCATCATCTCCTTAAACCGCAGCAGGGCTCTTTTATGTGAAAGAATGCGGGAGCCGATCCCCGCTATGCGGCAGTGGTATACAGACAATCAGGGATATGATTTACGCAGCTAATATTTCAAGCCGTCTTCCAAGCGCCGCCAGCGCGTTTATATCTAAGCTGGTGGTTGTAACGGCCCCGACAGTACTTCTGCTTCACCGTTATGGCAGATATCATCGCCCCTTGTCAGATGCCAGACACCGACAATAAGCCGTCCTGATTCCAGATCATCAACTGTGTCGTTCGTATAGTATGCCACCTGAACAACACCGTTATGCTGAATCCAGTAATACCCTTCTTTCATTCACACCTCCGCAAGACTAAGCAAATAGTATAGGGCGAAGCAGAAAATACCACGGTGCAAGAAACCACAATTCAAAGCCTGTTGAACAAAAAAGGCCCGCGAATGCGAACCCCTAAAACGCAAAAACCCGCTCAATGGCGGGTTCTTTTTGTGTTCATGTCTGTTATTCGCCTCGCGATACAGCTTTGCGAAGCATACCGGGATTGAAGCAGTTTGTGGCTAAAAATGCAATAACTTTTTTGCTAAAGCTGCATCAGTTTTTCCACCAGTTGATCTTTGCGAATAACAAACCAACCGTTGGCTCTCGCCAGTTCCAGCCATGACTCAAGGGAAATGACAATGTCATCATCCCGCAACGGGATTGTGGAAACAGTGACGCCGCTTTGCTGATAACAGAGAACTCGCGTGTCGTAACTTTTCTGGCGTGAAACTCGCACTGAAGGATTCTTTTGGCTGAAGTAGCAATCCTCCAGCTTCTCGAATACCTCCCATGCCTGATCGGTTTCGAGCATTTTTGCGTGGCGAGCTGCTCCGCGTTCTGTCCATAGGATTAGGGAGCGGGTTTTGGGTGAAATTTGTAAACCTCTTTGAGAGGTTCGCAAATCATCAAGCTCACTACCACTTACTTTAAAGAAGTGTTTTCCTGCAATAAAACGACATTCGTTACGTTTGAAGTTTTGTCGTATATGCTTTTCTTCCGTTTCGTATAGTTTTGCCAATAACTCAGTTGTTATTACAGGGGCATTAGAGTAAGTAACAATGACAAGGGATTCTACGGCGAGTTGAATGGTCATAACGACCTCCTTTAGCTTTTTCTGAAATTACCACTTCTGATAGTGGTGTCAGGAGGTTCAGAACGGCCTAAAGAACCGCGGACTTATTTCCCTTACGGGTATTGTATTAGTCGCCCTCCCGACATTGGTCGGGTTGTGGCCGCGCGATACGTCCACTGAATGACAGGCATAAAAAATCCAACACTATCGGGGTTGGTTTTGTCCGCTTTAGAGAGGTTCTGACGCCTCACAGCCATAAATCTACAATCTACGACCTGTTACGTCAAGCCTGATCGGTTTCGAGCATTTTTGCGTGGCGAGCTGCTCCGCGTTCTGTCCATAGGATGAGGGAGCGGGCTTTGGGGGAAACTGGATTTTGTGAGTAGTTTAAAGCTACCCGCAATTCTTTAAGGTCATTACCAACAACTTTGAAAAAGTGTTTCCCTTCAACAAAGCGTACTTTGTTCTCATGATGATTCTGGCGAATACGCACAGGTTCAGTGCCGTAAAGCTGCGCCAACAGTTCAGTGGTTATGACAGGGATCTGGTTATGAGTAATAGGGGAAAGGTTATCTGCATTAATTTGAGTAGTCATAGTATCACCTCATGAGGTTAACCATCACCACTGCCGAGACCAATCGACGGGTGGTGAACTGTGCAAGGTTGGTCTTACCGGCTACTCAAACCCGGCGCTTCCTAAGAAGCCCTCACACAGCCCACCATAAATCGCGAATGTAGCCGTGCTTAGCGCATAAAAAAACCGCTTAACGCGGTATGCGTTGAGTAGTAATCCGGGAGACCAATCCCGACGCCAGATTTTGCTGGCGTGGCGGGAATATAGCCCCGGATAAAAAACAGAGTCAACGGGCAATTTTGTGGGCATCGGTTGCAAACGCTTCACGCATCGGCAGATAAAGCATAAATTCCGCCATTTTTAGCCATACACCTATGCGATTGCGGCACGTTGCATAACACCAGTCTGGATATTGTTCGTTTAGTAACTCAGCCATCCTTCTCTGACTCGCTCCACACCCTTCGTAACGCTGGTGAATCAACTTTTTCAGCGCCGGATACTCAGCTAATACAGTACCAATGACGCGGTCAATCAACATTGCCTCGGAATCAGTACAATGCGCCAGCCAGCTTTTTTGTTTCCCGTTCATCATTTCCCGAAGAAAGGCCTCCAGCTCTGGCTTGCTTGTTCCTGATTTTTTCAGACGGCGTAAAGCCTCATTGATGGCTGTTTTTGTCAGTTTTCTGGAGGCCAGCAACTGGTTAAACATATTGCCGGGTTTACCGCTGCCGATGTATGACCATCGTCCCCACATACGGAGTTTTCCCTGAATCCACACGCTTTCCAGTGTATTCAGTCGAAAATATTCGCCCGGTTTTCCGGTACTGGCTGGATAAATCATTTCGGTACCACCTTTCCCATTCGTACAAGTTTAATCACTGTCAGTACGATCGCCCTGTTCATCAGACACCGGCGCTCCTCCCTGCTCAGGTGACTACCGTTATCGATTTCATGATGGCATTCCTGACAAATAGCCGCCGTGGCACAGTCATCCGTTTTCAGTCCCATGCCTTTGCCTTCATTCCTGTGCGCAACCTGCGTTCCCCACCGCCCACACAACACGCACTGCTCAATCTGCCCGACGGCTGCAAGCCATTTTTTACTGCGGTAAGTTTTCACTTCAGATAAGAGCATTTACGTCTCCGTACTGGCACATGCCCGAACTCCGGTAACAGGGCGCTTACCGTCCAGTGAATACAGTCATAATTCAGGCTACGCTCCGTCTTTACGCCCCTGCGCCGGTACTGCTTCACCAGTTCATCCGCCTCTTCGGTGGTACACACCGGATGCTGAAACCATGTCATTTTCATGCGAACTCCAGCAGATGCGCGGCCACGTTTTCAACTTCTTCCGGAGAGGAAAATTTACGAAACAGAATCCAGTTCCACAGGACGTTCAGCACAGCCTTATAGACCTGTTGAAACTCGGTTTCGTCCATACTGGCGAACGCTATGGATTTCGCCCGGCGCCCGCGGCTGCCATCCGGATAAAAATGCTCGGTATAAAACCCGGCCTGAACGGTTACCCATTCCCGGAAGGCATCAAAAGATTTAAGAAGGGCGACGTCCCCGGTTCGCAGGGTGGCTACGTTATGGAGGTACTGTTCCGCCGCCTCGTTAAGGGCCGGGGTATATTCCTGGCCTGCGGAGTCGCAAAGAAAATTAACGAACCCGGAGATAAGTTTCTGTTCCCGCGATGTGACCGTGCCGCCCGTTGGTGTCCAGTAGTCGAAACCAAGCTGAAGGAGTTTAAAAAATCGTTTATGAAAGGCGTAGTTGCGGACACGCTTAAAATCGGCGTGTATCCACTCACCAATTTTTACTGAGCGCAGGAAATCCCCACTCTCCGGCGTCGCCGGGAGCAGAAGCCCTGATGAGGTTTGCTTGACCAGTTGTAAATGCGCCATCGTTCTCTCCGGTGGCGCAGTAGATTGGGAGTTCAGCCCGCTGACGAGTATAACAAAGGATGATTATTCATGATAACCGGCCCTGATAGTCAGCTCATTAATCAGGGTATCGCTCCCCATGATGTCATTTTGCAACAACGGCAGAAACCGGACATAGCGGCCATCCCGATACATCAATGACCTGTTGCAGTCAGGAAAAAAATCCATTTCAGCAATTACTGTCATGTCATCACGGCGAATAACAGCATATTTACAAGTAAATGTTTTATTTAAATTTTTCACGGTGTCTCCATAGATAACGAACTTGAGCATTTTTAAAGCATCTTCATTCTCATCATGAATATATAGGAGACTATTAATTAACATAATTAATGAATATGGCTGCTTTTTGACCACATGCAATGACATTTTCTCTGTGTTCTATTTATAATCTTATAACTGGTTATTTTTTGACATGCTCATTTCCCGGACATTAAAAAACCCGCCGGAGCGGGTTGAATGTGGGTGCATTGAGGATACCTGACACATCAGAGGTGGCGGGGATTTCTCCCCGCCGGGTCTCTTACTCCTCAGATTCGTAAGCCGTGAAGACAGCGACCTCCGTCTGGCCGGTTCGGATGCGTACCTCGCAGAGGTCTTTCCTCGTTACCAGCACCGCCATTACAACGGTGATACAGATGACGATCAGGGCGATTAACATCGCCTTTTGCTGCTTCATAGCCTGCTTCTCCTTGACCTTTCGGTCCGTAAGAGGCTAATCTACGTGTGTAGAGCATAGATGTGGCCTCAGTTTAATGTTAAGCGTCCTGCAAGACGCCGAATGTTAACTGGGGCTTTTCTCTGTCTGCCTTTCACGAATGCTCCAGGCAAACAGCCTCAAGCACCCGCAGCAATTGTACTCAACGCTCTGTGTTACGCCAGCTATTTGTCAGCTTCCATGCAACTGTTATGTATCATTTCGGCGTTCATCACCTTGAACCCCATACCTTCAACAATCATTTCCGCCCGTAGCACATCCGCTGTAAATCCACTGACAGTCGTTGTCACGATAAAAAACCCCTCACTCACGGCCCGCAGCTCCGGTACACGCAGCAGAATTTCATCCACCAGCCGGATATATTTTCGCAACCAAAGAAAACCGCTGGTGATAATCAGCCGGGATTTTTCGCCGCCGTCCTGGTACTCGATTTTCATGCTGATTTAACCTCCAGGTGATTCCCCCGATAAAATGCCAGTACCCGTTGCATCGTCACGCTGTTCCGGCACTCCGTACAGATAACGTTTCGGGTCCGGTCGTAGGAGCTCACCACCCCTTCCGGCGTTTTGAGAAAGCGGGTGATTCTGGCATCTTCACGTTTCTGTTTCCAAAGCCGGAAAGCCTGTTCCGAAGGGAAAATACCGCTTCTCCCGGCCTGATACAGTTCTCCGCAACTTTCCGCCTTTTCCAGGTAGTGACGGGCGGTAAAAATGGTTAGCCCCGTCATCTTCCGTAGCTCTCCAAACGTCATACGACCGTGTTTTCGTACCAGTTCCGTCAGGCGCTTCTGTATTGCTCGCTGCTCCGCTGGAGTGTAATTTCTTCCCATAATGTCCCCTGTTAAAGCATCCCCGCCGCCTTACGGCGCCTGAACTCTTCCATCATCAGTTGTGCCGGAGTTGGCCCTGCCGGATGGCGCGGTGCTGCCAGTTGGCGACGTACCGGGGGTATGCTGAAACCGTTCCCGATGTGTCTGGTCCACTTCGCCAGTAATCGTTCTGCCAGTCGTTTCAGTTCCCCCTCGGTCATCTGACGCTCGACGCCCGTTCTGCGCATCTCAATGCAGATGTGATACAGAACCGGCTGCGGCCACGGATATTTATCACTACCGGAATAGCGCCAGGACTCGTTACGCCAGTGACGATATTCCGCCATCACCGCATCAGCCGTGAGACCAAATGCATTAGCTCCACTTTCAGAAACCAGTGAAATAAACTCAGCCAGATCCGGCGGCCATGTCTGACCCGCTCTGCATCGCTCCATGCACTGCTGACAAATCAGCCGGATTTGGCGCTCAGTCATCGCCCCAATCTGGGCCACCCACAGCTTCGAAGGTGCCGCGCCGTTCTTCTGCGTCCACCGGTTCGAATAAATTTCCCCCATGACTTCCCAGAGTCGCCAGGCCGTTTCCGTCGATGACGTTTCCGTTTTCACGTTCCCACTGCTCACGGGCTGCCCTGATTTGCTGTACTGCCCGCGATGCGGTGCTGTCTGGCTGAATTCCTGCATGGTTTTCTCCCCTGCTGGCGGGTTTCGCCTTTGTCCTGACGTGGTTTACGTGGCGGGCGAATTTTTGCTCCCACTGGATTTGCGTGAACACTTTTCCCTCCGGCGCCCAGTAATCCCTGAACGCAGCAAGTTCCGTGGGTAAATATTCCGGTTCTGGTAACGCAACGCCCCACTGGGCGGCCCGTTGTCGGAAATCCAGCGAAGGATGCCAGTCACCCGTCATTGAAAATTTCCCGATCGGTTCGTTCAATCCTTCCCGGTACTCCGGTTCAGTCACGACTGGCTGTTGTGCAATTCCAGGCTGACTGGTCGGAGCACTCTCGCGCACGCGCGCGTTATGTGTGGGGTTTAATTCTTTTAGATCTTTATCTTTATTAGTTCCCTTTTTGTTGGCCTCCTGTTCAAACACCGGGCTAACACCTGTTGAACATGTGTTACTTTCACTGGCCGATTGTGTTCCTTTTTTGTTCCTTCTGGACTGAACAGATGCTTTCCCTGCTGCCGACTTTTTCGCCAGAACATCCCTGACCGCAGCGAGATCATTCTCGATACGCTCATGAATCCATTCAGTGCCGTTATCAATGAAAAATTCTTTCAGGGACTCTTCCACAGCCCCCCAGCGTTCACTGCTAATCCGAGCAATTTTTGCCAGCCTGCTTTTCGGGATAGCTCTTCCGGTCTGCCAGTA